ACTATCGTAACTACGATCCTTGTGTTAGGAATCTTAGGCGGTGGTTTCTTTACATACAGGTATTTGACATCAGAAGGGTTTCAAAAAAAGATGATGGATAAAGTTCTTGGAGGTGTTACCAGTATGATGCCTAAAGTTCTTGATGATTCTCTTCCAAAAATGACAGGGCCATCATTACCAACCACTAAACTTCCTAACTTTTAATGAACTGTTGGCATTGCAATACAGAATTAATTTGGAGTGCTGATGATGACATGGAAGAAAGTACTCGATATTCAATGGTCACACATTTATCTTGTCCAAAATGTCATTGTGATGTAGAGGTTTATCTTCCTAGAAATGCCTACGATTAATCAAATACCAAATACAGCAATACCACGTATTCCAATAATAAATATTCCTGTAGAACAATCATTACCTAATACACCTCATATAACTAAGACGTTACCACCAGCATTAATAATGCCTTGTGCGACATTAAGAAATGATGGAACAGAAAATAATCAATTATTTATAGATGATCCAAGCGGTAATAAATTAATATGTCCTTTGCCATATTATGTGCCTTTGCAATACGACAAAAAAAAGATTTTACTGGTAGAAGAGCAAAAGCCTCCAACTAATATAGAGCCACCAAAAACAGATACAAAACAACCAGAAGTTCCTAGTGTAGATAAAAAGCCACCATGTCCAGATCCAAAAAAGAATAATCCGAGAATAGGAGACTTGAACGCAAAAGGTACAGAAAAAGTTGTTGGTTTTAAATGGGTAGAAGAAACAAAAGAATGTGTTGTACAGTACGAACCTACAACAGCAGTTGAGAAGTATCTTCCAAGTCTAAATACAGTATCCACAACATTTGCAATAACAGTAGTTGCAACTACTGCTGCAACATTAACTCCAATTCTTAATAGAGTACTTAAACCTTTATTTAAGCAAGCTATAGGTAAAGTCAAAAAAGCTATAGGTAAAAAAGGTACAAAGTTTTCTGGTAAAAAACCTATGAAAAGTAAAATTAACAAAAGTGACAAATAACAAAAATGATGTAAAATATATTTAGGGTCATGGCGACCTTAAATGCTGGGATAACTTTTGGCTTTGTCAGCCAAACTAAGTGGAGTTCACTTTACAGCAAGTGATGTAAGGCTTCTTAATTAAGTTGGTTTCTATAAGAGTTAGAAATGGGCGGCCTTCTCGGTTATCTAGTTGGGTCTGATAAGTAGGCAAACCACCTGACGTTGAGACAGTACTGGTCACTGCGTACTCTTCTACTGTATTGGACTTAACACCCTTTTTTGCAAGGTATAAACATAAGCAGACTTTTTTACAAGCCCCTTACAAGCGATTCTGAAGGGGCATTTTTATGGCTTTTTTTCAATTTTATGCGTATGCGACTCAAACTCCAACATTTCTATGTCTTCACATAATTTTGCCATTGGTGTGCCTTCTTTAAACCTGATCCCATTCTTGTAATTATCCACGCAAGTTTTTGCACGACTCATTTCAAAATTAAGGCGTTTTGCTGCTAGTGATGCTTCATATAATTCGTTTTGTTTTTTCATTGCTTCTCGACATTGCCTTATAGGTTCTCGATCAAGTGGAATAGAGAAGGTAGCTGTTATTCCTCCATTTATAGATACATTAGATTGTTTTTGTCCTGTTCTTACTTGTTCAAAATATAAGATTTCACCTCTATAACCAGCATCAACATCTCCATCACCAATAGGTTTATTTTCATCGTCAAAATTGCCTTCAATATCACGCCTTGAATAAACTGGCCTATCAAATGTTTGTTCGTAAGGAGTTGCAAAACCATACGTTGTAGAGACAAAAGGAGAAATATTGAGGGTAGCACCTTGGCATTGAATAGTATTCATTTGGTAATTAAAATTCCTAGAAGGCACTACTTGTACAGCCTGGTTTACAACGCTTCCGGACGAATTGCTAGTCGTATTCACAGAATTTGCAAAGACAGGATTATTAAGTAAAAGCAGCAAACATAAATATTTCTTCATTGGCTAAACGTACTTGTTGTATCAGTAATATTTTCTACCTGAGTAGTCCTTTGGATGTGGGTAAAATTTGTAATACCTGGCGTTTCAAGAGTTTCGTAGTATTGAAAGCTTTCGCCCTCATTTACAATAGAAAACGTAGGCTTGTTATCTAGATTAGGGGAAACATAAGTAGTACCTGTTCCTTGTATCGTTGTATCTAATTTTGTCCATCCAGTAGGAGCTACATTGCCTGTTGAGCTTTTTACATTTTCGCCACCCACTGTTAGTTGATATCCATTGCGTATATCAAAACTTTTTATATCTTCTACAATAGTTTGCTTAGTTTCAGACCTTTGAATAAGAACTCCTTGGTTAAAATTAGGGATTACATTTTGAGAATATACAGGGGTGCTAAGAAGACTTAGCAAAATACCTAACCTATACATAACTACTACTAATCAACTATTAATGTAGTAGTCATTTGGCCTAATGCTTCTGTATTTGCTCCACCTGCTGTGATTGTTAATTTTTGAGAATTAGTTACAGTACCAGCTAAGTTAGCAACTGTACCACCTGCGATTGAAGATACATTGTCAGAAAAATTAGCAGCATCACCAGTAGTTACAGCACTTGTAGGTATTACATCTGCTTGACTGAAAGATTGACTAAAAGAAAAATTATTAGCTGGTACGTCTTGTGTGACAGTAAGGTCAGGAGGTGTACCAACGCCACTGCTAATAACAAGTGAGCCAACACCATTAGCAACAGCATTATCACCAGAACCATGTGTTGTGTCTACTCCAACACCACTTACGCTGTAGCTGCTACCTAAACGTGAAGCAGAGGTACTAGCACCACCTACCGTTAGTTTTACAGAACTAGAAATCGAATGACTTAGATCTGCGTAGGTTGGGGTTGCTGCTGTAAATACAAAAATGAACGGAAGAAGTTTTTTCATTTTGTTACAGTTTTATTACTTTTATTATCCATAATCTTAGCAGAATTGCCACTTTTCTTGTTTCCAACTGAAATACCATATGAACCAAGCACCCCCGAAACCAGGCCGGCAGTAAAAGCTCCGTCTATCCTTACCTTACCCATGTATCCCAAAGTCATCATCGATAAACTCCAAGTCAAAATTAAAAATCGGATAGCGTGACCAAAGATCTCACCCCATTCAATTCCTTCCTTTTCTTCTTTTTCTTCAGCCATAAAAGTAAGATAATATATACTATAAATATAGACACAAAAGGTTAAGAATGGTTGAAGTGATAGCAGCAGTAGGTGGAGCTATGATGACAGCTTGTTTTGTATCTGTGGGATCAATATCTTATAGGGGTAGACAATCAAGAGATGATCTCGTGCGAAATACAACAGCAATAGAATTATTAACGACAAAGATAGATGATATGCACGATGATATGAAAGAGGTATTTCATCGCCTTAAAGAAGTAGAGCTTGCTGTTGCAGAAATAAAGCCAAGAAGGTAGTTAATGTTTAAAGAGTTAATTTGGGTAAAAGAACAATCATTGTCAGAAGATTTTTGTAGTCAAATTATTAAAAAGTATGAAAATGATCCTCATAGAAAACCGGGACAAGTAGATCAAAACAACCCTAGAGTTGATAAAAACTTAAAAGTAACTACAAACAATACTGTTACAGGTAATATTGCATGGAGAGAAGAAGATGAGGTTTTATACAAAGCTATAGGTGTAGGATTATATGAATATGAAATTTATCTACAAGAAATTTCTTCAGGAAAATGGAACATACACCCTTCTGATGGATACCAAATAAAAGATACAGGATATGGGGTACAAAAATATGATCCTGATGGTTTCTATAATTGGCATCACGATTATTGTTTGCTTGACGGATGGGCTAGAATTTATACTTATATTTGGTATATAAATACAATAAAAGAAGAAGATGGTGGCTGGACAGAATTTATTGACGGTACAAAAATTCAACCTAAAGTTGGGAACTTACTATTTTTCCCTGCAACTTGGACTTATATTCATCGTGGCTATCCAACAAAAGTTCCTAAATACATAGTAACTGGCTGGATATATGCAAGACCATAAAAAAAGACCCCTATTGCTAGAGGTCTAGTTCTTGCGAATATCTAGTGTTGCCTAGTTTCCACTAGTCACTCACAAGTTCTCACACACGCGGATAGTATAACACAAAAAAAAATAACCTCTTCTTTATGACCAGAAAAGAGGTTATAGCTCTAAGTGTAAAGAGTGAGCTACTATAAAGTTAGCAATATAAAAAAAATTATGCTAAAAATTATTGAACCAATTTTATTTGCCTTTCTTCGTGGGTCAGCAATAAAAAAACTCGCACTTGATATAGTACGAGCGATGGTTAAGAAGACTGATAATACAGTTGA